TCATTTGGAAATTCATATGGAATTACTATTGGTAATTTATTAATTGCCTGCTGTTTATTTAATCCAAACAAATTTTCATCTTGTAACTTTACTAATAAAAAATCTATATCCATATCAATAGAAAACCTATATTCTTTTTCATGTGTAAATGCGCCCCTCTTATAAAATTCAAATGGTATTTCATGAAATTTATATCCTTTACCATTTTCATAATATTTTTCAAAATCTATTTCCTCATCATATTTAACTTTATCATCTGTATTATTAATAAAATGTATTTGTGTTTTATTGTTTCCATCTACATCAATAAAATCATCAATATTACATATACACTTTTTAATATCATCTTTTTTAACCTTTATTCTAACACCTGTCTTGTTTGGACTATATATTCTCCACATTGCATCAGATTCACTTTTATCCATACACCAACATTGTGCATATCTCGAATTCTTAATCATATATATATTTTCTTTAATAAATTCTCTGCTTACCTTAACTTTACTATTATGCAATGCATATTCAAAAAATTTATTCACATAATATCCTTCATATACATCTTCCCAATTCGTTATTCTAGTAAAATATAGTTTTTCATTTTCAACCAAATCTACAAATTGTTCAAATGTTAAATACTTATATAAATAATCATTATTCTCCATAATACCACCTCAATTTTATTATAAATATTTCAGATAATATTATCAAATTATTCACTTGTTTTTTCATTAATTGTTCGTGTTTTCCTTGAATTTATGTCCTATTTTCTTAGGGAATAAGACATTGACTTTTTTAAGCATATATATTAGAAGTTATTTTTTATATCAGCCTTTTATGTGAACTCACCAAAAAATAAGACATTCAAAGAGTAAAAAAATAAAAGTTTAATGGATTAAGTCATTCAAAGTTTCAGAATAATTATCAAAAACTTCTCTATCTAAACCCAAATAAACTTTTGTTTCTTCTATTGAACTATGGCCAAGCATTTCTTTTATTGCTAATAGATCATGGCCATTTGTTTCATAAATTCTATATGCATATGTTTTTCTCATACTATGAGCACTTATTTTCATTATTCCAAAATAATCTGCTGCTTCTTTTAAAATCTGTGATACTCTTTTTACTTGAATATATCCACCTTTTCTACTTGGGAACATATAGTCATAATCATTCAATTCTTTAATATACTGCTGCAGCTTAATTCTTAGATTTTTTATTATAATAACTTTTCT